GATACGCCTATTGTATCACATAGGTCAGCATTAGTCATCTGTACTCCGGATTCGTGTAATACGTGCCTACGAAGTATCTCCCAGCTTGCTAATCTGTCGGACTGCTCCCTGCACCAATTGCGGTCAGTAGTAATATCTTCAGTGGGTTCACTCACAATGTATTCATTTTGCATAGCGGTAGCTGACACCTCCCTTGTCCTCAATTGCCTCAAAGGTAATGACCTTGCCGATCATACGACCCTTGTATCGGCTGGGGACCAGTACTGGTACACGTTTACCAATCTCTTTACTGTACACGTAGTTGTACCGTGGGTTCGGGCACTCCTTGAGAACCTTGCCTTTGAAGTGCTTAGGTATGATTTCCTCAATCATAAAGGAACCCTCAAGTATCTCAGTACCTTCCTCAGTTACCCAGGTGTTCTTACCTCGACCAGTCAGCGAACCCTCTGGTAGCTTCTCAAGCGCGATGCGCATAGCTTCCTCGAATTCCACCTCTTGTTCTTCTGCGATTTGTATTAGTTTCTTCTTAGGCATTAGTATCCTCCTTTACCTCTGTTGGTAGTTTGCATTTCATTGGATGAAAAGAAATCAGGCCCTTCGCCGCCGTTCGACATTCGCAAATATCGAATAACGTCAAAGAAATCCTTCAGTGGCTCGTCACTTTTCCCCGCTGAGTTGTAGTTAATAAGGCTGTCGATAAGGTTACCGCAGTCCTTGTGAATATAGCATAGAGGGCGATTGGCTTCGTCTACCCCTACGTTGGGGTTATAGTTAAACCAATCATCAAGGGCAGTAATCCCCTGTTCCTCCATCTTACCGTCCGATGGTATAAAACTTAGACCGTAATCATAGAACGAAGTAAATAGGTCATCATTGTTCTCATTCTCCCTAGCAAAGAAGCGGGAGTCCCCGATCCTTTCGGTTACTTCTATCTGTAGGTCATCCTCGATCTCCTTGAATAACTCACAGTACCCCTCGACATTTAACCCGATCTTTTTGGCTGCTGGTCCGTACTTCCACTTCGGATCCCCGAACATAGCCCACTCGCCGTACGTATCCCGATCAGGCCACTCCCTGCGAATATATACTTCACCTTGTTCGTTTACACCAGCCCATATGCAGGTGTAGTTCCTTGCACCAGCGGGGTCAACTACCTGGTAGCAGGTGAACTGTGACTTATCCGAAATGTCGGGGAACGTCATCTCGTACTTGTTGGGTTCCTCTGATAGTACGTTTACCTCAGTATTGAAGAATGGTAATAAAGCATTAGCGGACTTAACAGGTAAGCCGTAGGCACGAACCTTGATCTCATCATCGGGGCGACCAGCTAGGTCCTTTGCGATTCGCTCATAGCCACCGAATGGGTTCTCGTCCGAGTGCAGGTAGATAACAGCCGCATCACGGCTTGGACTGTACTGCTTGATAGGTAACTCCTTGCCATTAAGCAAAGCCGCAGGTCGAGTCTCCAGTGTCTCGGCTCCCTTCAAGTAGTCCGAGATGAATGGCGTGTACCCGTCAATCGGGGTGAAACCAATCACCATCTTGGAGTCCCGCGTAGCTAGGCGGAAACGTAGGGTATTAACCAGCGAAGCATCACCTAGGTACTCATCCAGCCAGGCTCCTATGTTGGACTCCTCCCCAGCCTTGATGTTCTCCTTACGAAACCCGAACTCGAAACCCTCAAGGATAGTAGCATTGTTGCTGTACTGCGTATAGGTCTTGAAGTCCACACGTGTCCTTGTATCAGGGAACACAAAGGAACTACCCGTGAAACCATTCTGCATAGAATAATTGATATAACCATCAATGCTCTTGGTCTTCTTCTTGAACTCCTTGGGCATCATCTCCCAGATAGCTGGCTGCTGTACCTTGATGGAGGTATCCGCATTCTGAGAAAAACAAACAATGTGACCGTCATTATTAGAACTAACAGCCTCCATTATGCGCTTTGCACAGCCCGTTGTTTTGCCGGAATTATGATTTACTACATTGCCAATTAAGTAATTATGGTAAGTTGGAACCGTAAAATCCCACACGGTATCCCTTCGGAGGAAATAGTTGCTTACCCGTATGCTATAATATGATCTATTATCACCATAACAACTATATGCCAAAATACAATAGGATCGAATACCCTGTGGACCAGATACGAGACTGGATTGAATCCCAAGGGAAAACTCAACAATGGATTGCTGATAAACTTCAAGTGACTCTTGACCCTCGTGTAACTGCGAAGCTGATTTACAAGGTTTGCAAGAAGCATCAGATAAAGTGTCAGAGGACTGGTCCTCGATCTGGAGAGGGTCACCCTGAATGGAAGGGAGGTCGAATACTAAATAAAGACGGATACATTGAGGTTTATTCTCCTGATTCTCCAATGCGGAGAAAGCGCACTCCATACGTTTTAGAGCATCGTCTAGTGGTGTCAAAGAGTCTAGGTCGTCCTCTAACAAGACAGGAGGTAGTCCATCACATTGACGGAAATAAACAGAACAACGCCATTGAGAACCTTGAGCTATTCCAAAACAATGCTGAACACCTTCGCGTAACTCTGAAAGGTAAATGTCCACAGTGGACACCAGAAGGGTACTTGCGGATGAAGGAAGCAGCTTCAAGGAAGCATCAGGCGGCTTTGGAACGTCAAGAAATGTTACGTCAGCTATCGGATGGTATGAACCAAAAGAAAGAACCCTGTGAGTGCTGGAGCAGTGAATCTCTTCGCCGTCGCTTAATTGATAGCAGTATAAGTCTTGAGCAGGCTTACGAAATGGGACCAGAGCTTTTGATTCAAGAAATCGGTCGTTGATCTCATCATAGGCTATTACATTAAAGTCGCCGTCAATCTCATCGACACGGCGGCTTTTTTGTGCAACGGGGTCAAAGATTTCTTGCTCAGCCGCTAAACAGCGATTTCCACCTAGGGCTAGCACCTCATTATAATCCTTGAAGGAGTCCGTCATACGCTCCCAGCCCGGAAGGTCGAACCCGTGGCGGATAGGATCCTCTGTAGCCGCCTGTATGCGTCCCTCGTGCGCCTTGTGCAGTTCCTCAAGTAACTTGGGGTCAGCCTCGCCAAGAAGGACTATCTCCTCGTCCGTGGGTGGCTTGAGGATCGGGTGCTCTGTGAATTCAATTGGCATTACTTTATGTACAGATCAATGAACATATAAGCACTAACAAATACGAACACAAAAAGAATACTAGCCTGTAAAGCTTCTATTAGCATTTCTTTGACTTAGCTGGTTGTTCTGTCCTTGGAGCAGTTGGCTTCTTGCTCCAGTCAATATCGTCGTAGTTCTTACGCTGTTTCTCAGCATTGTGTCCCTTTCGGGGTGCGCATCCTTTACCCATTGTCGTAATCCTCTGTTAGTTGAGTTCCTAGTTCAAACATAGCACTAGCCACATTGTCCTTGTCGTGACCACCAGCCAAGCAAAGAAGGTACATCTCCTGCACAAGCTCCGTAGTAGAGAGGCTGTAACTGAACTCAAAGGTCCGTGTCTCTGATTGCTCCTCTAGTATTATTTTAGTTGTTTGGTTCCCTATCATATCAATCCTCCCATAAGCTATCATCTTCCGAGATGTCATCATCCTCGAAGTCCCAGATCCAATCATCGTCGTCAATCGGGTTGTTGCACTCCTGAAGCATCTCATTCGCCAGCATCTTACCTACTGGTCGATTAGTATAGTCATAGTAAACATCACCTGAGTCATCCATTACGATGAACATAAAGTTAGTAAAGTGCTCACCTAGCTGTGCACGGATCCTTCCGTACAGTTCCTCATTCTCCTCATTTACTATGAACATCTATTACCTCCGCTTCCTTTGCTTTCTTAATACGATCACGGGCAGCCGCTATGGTAGCCTCGTAGTCATCCTGGGTGTAGACCTTACGGTCCTCTGTAATCTGCGTAGCCTCGCCTCTAGCCGTCATAGCCTCCCGTGAAGCATTTGATTTAGCTATTGATAACTCCTTGAGATCCTTGAAGCCAACCTCCATTTCGGGGTCATTCTCCATACGGTCACGTACTTTCTCAATTAAATCCTCCTCTAGGGAACTCAGGTTCAAATAGTTCTTAGCTGCTATACGACCACTTAACTCCTTAAATGTTCCCATATGGTCAGCGTAGTCCGCTAGGACGCTAATAATAGTATCCCGATCAAAGCCGTAGTGACGCACTAGTCGAGTCTGGCTACTGCCCGTACTATACAAGTAAAGCAACTTAGCCGTCTTCTCTGGGTCATATACACTCAAGCACTTGACCTTTAGTCCCCGCTTCTGGTTACTTACCTCGTGGATACTCTGCTGGATTTCACTCAGCAAAGCTGCCTTCTCCTTCTCGGTCTGGCTCATTGATTCCTCGTCTTTCATACCTTCATCAAATTGATTCATATATACCTGTCAACTTATTAATACTATTAATGTAAAATAATATACCATATGCATATATTTAGGCTTGACGTTGTAAGCACGTATGGTACAATGTGTACCATAAGGCAGCAACATCATAAGGCA